ATACCGATTAGCTCATCAACTGAAAGTCCTGTGGCTTGTGATTGTTTTTCTAACTCTTGAAATATCTCTATTGCTTCATCGCCAAAATTAACTAATCTTGGAAGAGCGGCGTTAAGATCATTTAGCGCTTTTGGTAAAGAGATGCCGATACCTTGGGCAAGCAACCTTGTTTCTTCAATAGCGTTTGTTGTTTCAAAGGTAGACATCCCCAACATTCTTGTGCTTGTTTCAAGAATACCAGTAAAGTCAGCAGTTGAAGCTCCGAGTTCTGCATATTGAGCAGTGAGTTCTGTCAACCTCATCTGCTCCGTTTCTTGCATAACACCATAGCCTGAGAGTCCATCCATAAGACCCGCTCTTGCTTGTGCTATTTGCTCTAACGAAATTCCAAATTCACGATTGGCTGCCTCGCCTTGTCTAAGTTGGGCATTGTATTTGCCGCCTGCACCTGTCTGAGCGTTAAAGGCGGCAGTCTGCTGCTCCATCTGGGCTGACAGAAGAAGAGATGACTCTGCTACTTTTCTGACAATTGATACGCCAACATTAAGAGAAGTAAACGTTTCGTTAAAGGTTTTGTTTGCCTGTTGAAAAATCTCTGTATTGGATTTACCCTCGCTCTTTAGTTTGAAAAAGGATCCGATGAGAGTATCAGACGCATCAGTAACGCCTGTAAGTGATTTGATACTATTTTTTAACGCGCTATCAAAGCCCTTGTTTACGCTTTCAGCAGCCTTGGCTGCTTCTTGAAATTCTTTTAAAGCGTCAGCAGCGTCTTTAATATTATTTTCATAGGTTTCAGCAGCGGCGTTATAGTCGCCCCTTGCCTTTGCTGATTCGGCTATAGCCTTTGCTATTTCTACTTCAATTTGAAGATATCTTTCAGATGCACCTTCAAGTTTTTTTATCGCATCAGCTTTGGCTTTTAGCGCATCTACCTCAGCTTGTAGTTCTGCTACAGTCTTTGCCATTCAAAATTCCCCTATTTAAATGGCCACTTTATGCCTGTCTCTCGCTCAAAAGATTTAATCGCACGATCAAGCTGTGCCTTTGTTTTAAGTGTTTCAGGCTTGTCCAAGCCATAGCGCTTCATTGCTTTAAGATACTTTGCTTCATTTCCAAGAGCGCTCTTAAAAGAATCTACTTGTTTTCTTGTTCCGGCAATACGGACAGGAACAGAGCTACCACCGAACATGCCAGTTAAAATTGTCTGGATTGCTCCACCCATCATAGCGAGGTAACTTTCATTAAGTAGCCCCTCTTCTTTTGCTTTTAAATTAATTTCAATTGGAACCAAATCATCTGATTTGCTCATAGTGTGGTCCTCCGAGTATACTTATCTCTTATAAATAGTTTTGTATAAAAAGAAACGGGCAATAAATGCCCGTTTTTATTATTACCTGTTTTTGCTCATGTTTTTGTAAGCTTTGTTCTGCTCTTCAAAGTGATCCGACAATCTTTTAACAAACCAGTTGCGTAGCTTTACTGGAAGATTATAAGCCTCAATAAAACTCCACCCGCCGTGCATCTTCATATAAAAGAAGTGTTCATACACCTCCGCCATATACTCATCAGTTAGGCCAAAAAAACTCCGAAGTAAACGGCACCGCCATTTCGGTTGTCGTACCGCAGGACGAACACTCAACATCTTGAGTCATGTCAATGTTTGGGGTTACAGTTGCCACACAAGCTCGAAGATAACGAGCGTCTTGTGCTGGCATGTTATCAATGAAATTAGAAATTTCTGACGGGACTGCGACACCATTAACAGAAACAACAAGCTGCTTCAACAAGGTCGTAGCAGAAGCCTCCGGCAATTTTAACTTTCTTAATTTATTAGCCGCTTGCTCAAGGTGTGTTTCATCACCACCATTTAAAAGCCTGAACTCGGCATCAAATTGTGTGGTCGGTAAAGTTACTACAAATGTGCCCTCCGAGGTTAGAGACACGTTGTTGCCATCTTCAGGCTGAACACCGTAGTTGTACGAAATCTGAGATAAGTCAAATGAGTTTTCGTTTGTTGCTCCACACGAAGGGCAGTTGACTTTAACATTATATTGCTCACCATAGCCAGAAATTCTCGCTGCCAGGATAATAGCGTTCTTATCCCCAACAAGCAAACTGTCTATTACAATGTTTTTATCGACGATCAAGTTCTCAATAAGTCTATTGATTGCGATCCCATTCTTAAGCAAAGCAGGAGAAGTTAGAATATCCTCGTCCTTTGCGGTCATATACCTCATCTCAATCACTTCTTTGCCGTGAAGGGGATGATCAGTAGAATAGAACTTGCCACGAGACGGAAGTTCAACAAACTCTGTTGGAGTTACATACGAAAGCGAAGCTGGGGCTGCCGGGGTTGTTGGAGCAGTAGCCGCAACAGCATCCGTGGCAGCAGCAGTTCGCTGCTTATTTCTAGACATTTACACCTCTTTAAAATAGTCTATACACAGTATACCGTATCTGTGCTATATTTTAAATAGTTTGTAATAAAAAAATCAGGAGCCTCTGGCTTGAACAGGTCCGCGCTGGTACTCTGCCCAGTCGTATTGAACTGTCAAAGAAATATCCACCATTTCTTCGGAACCATAATCCTGAGAGCCGAAGTTAACGTCGGTTAAGAAAGCATTAAGGAACTGCCAGTTTCCAACAACAAGAGTCTCGGGAGAACCTGGACGTGTGCCCATCTCTTTGATAACTAAGTTTCCAAGAGCAGATGTAGCAGACTCTTTGGTAATAGTAGAGCCAATAGCAGCGTTAACACTTGTAGGCTTCTCAATACCAATGCTTGAGAGGTATTCATAAAGAATCGCAGCACCATTTGGACTAACAGGATCAACCAAGGTTAAACTAATAGAGTTCCACTCCACTCTTCCTGGGTAATGGAAGGTGTGGTTAAAGAACTGATGAGGATTTGATGTAATAGTATAAGACGGACGATCAACAGACTTAGCAAGGAACTGCAAGTTCTGTCCTCCGATTGTAAGTTCAACCAAATATCTAAATTGTCTTTTGGGCTCAAATTCTGGGTTTAACCAAAAATTGGATTTTTGAATTGGCATTATTTGTTAGTCTCCTGTTATAATATATAGTGCTTTATTTATTAATCCTCGAAGCTCGCTCCTGAATTTGTAATAACAAAATCAAGGGCAATGAACTCGATAGCGCGTGCTGGTTTCAAGAAGATCTTGGCGTACATGACATTTCTATCAACCAACTCTGGAGTTGTTGTGCTCTCATCAAGAATCACACGGTAATCAGTCAAGCCAAGACGGGATTGGACACTTCGCAGGAGAGGATCAACTCTCGACAAGAAGCGGTTCCAAGTCGCTGGAACGTTTTGGTCGAACAAGATAGTTGCGGAAATTCTAGAGATTTCCTTCTTGAGGTAGATCAAGAGGCGACGAACGTTAATTCTATCAAGCGCCGAAGGGGTAACCTGAAGGGTCTTTTGACCGAAGATTACAATACCCTCTGCTGGGAATGTGGCAATCGGATTAATGTTTGCCTCGTAAAGATCGTCACGCTCCTTAGAATTCAAGCGAGCACGGGTCTGGATAACTGGGATACCAGCAGAGCCTTCTGTTAAGCCTCCGCGAGTGAATCCGGCAGGAGCAAACCAAAGCTCGGAATCGCGTTGAGCACTTGAGTATGTTCCAAGAGCAACAACTGAAGGTGGCACGAACACAAGCGAGTCACTGATAGTATCTTGGACCTGAACCCAAGGATAGTAGCAGGCACCGTAACTGGAGTTAAGTTGTCTTGCTCTTAAGTTATTGACTGCGGTTGCCACGGAACCAGCGTTTTGCTGTTGGGTCTGTGTGTTCTCGGTCTGTGGCAAGTATCCACTATCGATATCGATAAGTCCGAGTGCGTCTCCTCGTGCCTCACAAATCTCAAGAACCTTAGCGGTCAAAGCAGAGTTGTGGATACCAGGAACAGTTAAGAGGTTCATCTCAACGTTCTCAGGATCAGCAACGGTGTCGAGAGCACGGCGCACACTGTAGAAAGCATAGTTTGTAGTGTCGCTTCCGCCTGCGAGATCGGTATTGTTGAAAGGCTCTTTATCTCGGATATCAAGTCCATCGAATCCTCCAACAAGTGGCACGGTGAATCTATTGTAGCCTTGATCAAGAACTTCCTCATAAGTTCCGCTGATAGCGGTGAAAGAAGTTCCTGCTGCGCGAGAGCCAGAAGAATAAACTGCGATCTCGCCAGTGTCTCCACCGTTAGAAGACTTCAAGTCATCAAGGGTAAAGATATAAGAATGTTCTGTACCAGCACCCACTGCGAAAGCATCAGCAGAGTTTGGAAGTGCTCGGACGATATCAATATAGCTGCTCTCAAAGCGGTTGTTTCCGTTCTGGGTTGAGTCAGCACCGAAGTAGGCATCCTTTGGATCTGGAATATCACCATCGGAAGCGCTAACCCTCAATGGAATTGCTGGGTAGTTAAGAGTTCCAGTAAAGTGACCCAACGCATTTGTTCCATCTTGAACAAACCAGAATGGGTTATCGACACCATGAAGGAATGGGTGAGCGATACCAGAGGCACCTGTAACATAAGTATCAGGAGGAGTGTCACTGCCAGAAAGGACTTGACCCCAGTTCTTGAATCGGATAGGACCAAAAGAGCCAAATGGGAGAAGTCTCGCA